TTCCATATTGAACATTCTCACACACAAGGCGTTCAGTCTCCGATACTTATTGTTTAATGTATTGACAAATAGTTATAAATAGTTATAATGTGTTTAATGAATTGAACGAAAATGTTTAATGAATTGAATATTGTAAGAAGGAGCAACCAATGGCACGAAGAATCAAAATCAAGATCCAAACCGAAAAGAAGTACGAGTGCCCGAAGTGCCACAACCTGGTCAGCGCGGCTGGTGTGGCTGCTGGCCGCGGTCATGACTGCCTGCGTTGCTGTGGCGCGCGGTACGAGCATTTCAGGCCGGTAACTTCAATTGTCCGCACGACCCTGGTGGATGGGTATTACCAGGATGTCAAGTTTTCAGTGGCTGCACGGTAAAGGAGCATATGAGATGGAAACACAAACGGTCAGGATCGCGCGATATATCCAAAACCTTTCAACTTATTACAGCCATTTGATTCACCTGGAGATTGAGAATGACTCTCCTGTGAGAGTTATTTATTTCAATGATCTCACTGAAGCTTTTAATAAATTGGAATCGTGTGAGCATCAGATACGGACCATTTCAAATATCTGCCAGGACAATCTTGGTCTGCGAACTATCCGGACTGCGAGAGGGTTTGCTGTCATTGTTGATGATGGCGCGATCGATGCATTTATGCAGGGAGTAGCTATTGCCGAAGACCAGGCGGCGTCGAAAGAAGAACCAGACATGGAATCAGCCAATCAACGCATTGCACACCAAAACCGGCGCTTATCTGCTAACGGGCGCAAGAGAATGGAAATGGTTTTCGGTGATCTGGATCTGCCGATCACTGACATTATGTGGCTGCTGGGCTGCAAGTTTCTGAATGATGTTCCAGACTGGGTGTGCTAATCAGCCTGGCCAGAAGAAATTTTGCCAGAACCCCAAGCCAAAATATTTTGAAATGGAAGATCGAGCAATTCAATAGTGGTGATCGTCCCCACAAGACCATACACGATTGCTCGCTGAAGCAGGATGGAAGTCGTTACTAAATATTCAGGATCACCGTCAGGATCATCATTTTTAATAATTTCTCCGGTGACCACGGCGCCGCCCATCAGCACGAAGTGAACAGTTGAAAAGTCTTGGGAGTTTTTGAGAAATTGCTTAAGTTCAAAAAAGATGTCATTTTTTTGCACGTGGTTTCTCCAGGTTAGATCAATTCAAAAAAAGGAGCAATGAAATGGGAAAAAAGGTACAGGAAGCAAACGTAATCACACAAAACCAGTGCAACGGCACGCGCTGGCTGTTGGAGTCAGTCCTGCCCCAGGGCGAAGCAGAAGGTTTCTTCTTGATGCGCATCGAGGGCGAGCACGGCTCAGTAGGACCGACTCGGGTGAAGGAAATCACGGCATTGCTGTCTAACGGGTCTACTTTTCGGATGACGGTTCTGCGGGATGAAGAGAAGCAGGGGTGAGTTTGCCAGTTCCCCAGGCGACAACTTCACCCTGGGGAACAATCAATTCTGGCAGTTTGGCAACATCGCCGCCGACCCGAGCAATGATGACAGACTTGAGCACGATGACATTCGAATACTTCCAGGCTCCGATAGTCACGGAGGGCCGGTCAGGCGTAGCAAATCGGCCAGAAAGCACAACACCGTCACGCAAGAGCAGCGAAATGATTTGTGGGTGCCGCTCTTGTTCATAAATGAAATCAGTCAGATCCATGGTTTTCTCCCTTGAGTGGATTGAAAGTTCTAAATAATTATAACGCGGAAGGAGCAAGAGAATGAAAGATTATGAAACAGTGCCGGTCGATCCGGAGACATTCCGAAAGTTCAAGCAGATCTGCGCGGTGGAGCAGCGCAAGCAGGGTGCCCAGTTCAAGGTGTGGGTAGATGCCGAATATGGGCGACTGAAGGCTGAAAACAAGCTGACTGACGAACCTGAACAGGCCGTGCTGAAGCCGATCAACGAATAGTTCGATTCCGTGAACCACAAGCGCAGGCAGTACACACTGGAGTTGACCGTGCGCTTTACACCGCTGCCGTCGTCGATAAAAAGGACAGCCTTTGAAGCCGCTTTCGACTTGCTGGCGGATTTACTTCTTGAAGAAATTTCAAGAAACCAGGCTGAGATTGAACGCAGTTTCGCCCTCAGCCTGGCACAACTACAACCGGTTGACGCCGGTTGACCAGAACCTTATCGCGGTCCCGCTGGGACGCATCGAAAGGAAAAAGACATGAAAGATATGTTAAGGCTGGATATCTCCCATATCAGCATAGCTCAAAAAGGGAATTTCTAATGGATATGGGACAGTTTCTCAATGGTTTCGCACAAGACGGGCGCATTTTGCTGGTGATTTGCGTGGCGGATCTGATCATGCTGGCGGTTTTTTCGTACCTGTATAACGCCTGGGTAGGCAAGTTGGGCGAAAAGAAAAACGGGTATACGGCCATCCTGGTGGCGATTGGGAATGCAGTCACGCTGCTTCTGGTCGCAATCGTTTCATGGAAGGCTGCCGTGCTCGTAAGTTTGGCATTTGTGGCCAGCGGTTTCATGATGATTATCGGCGACATCCAGCGGGATCAAAAACAGCGTGAACAAGCTGCCAAAGAAGCGGCACGCCCACGCCGCAAAGCGCTGCCGTATGCGGCCAGATCTCTGATCGATGAGGCCAGCATGCTGCTCGCACAGGTTGAACGCAGCATCAAGGCACTCCTGGAAGGCAAGTTAGATGACCGCAAAATCGGTCTGATGGCGCTGGCAGTCAAAGAAGCCAGCATCAAATTAGCGGAAGCCCGCAAAGTGGAGGGTGAATAAATGAAATCGATTCTGATCGCAAGTTTGAATAGAGTAATCAACCTTGACCAGGTTACAGACGCGATATTCACACCGGCGCACGACATAGATTTTTCTGAAGAACCTGGGGTCAAGCAGATAGTACACGCTGATGCAGTTCTGGATCTGACGATGACATCGGTTGAAGACAAGATCATCAGCGGCAATGACGGCGATTTTCAAGGCGTGGTTGCAGTCAGCCGGGTAATTAGCATCGAAGGCAGCGAAGCAGAACGGCTCTGGAGTTTTCTTATCGGTATCCGGCACCATCCTGTCAAACGGAGTGAATAACCATGCGACAAGATACCTACCCTAGCGGCGCCGCATCCTTGTTTGCGACCCACGCGCGTTCCACCACACCCAGACTCTCTGCCGCTGGCCAGCGTGTGCTTAAGAAGATCAGCAAACATTGCGAAGACATCACCTGGCTGATCGCCGGGATCGATGAAAAGGATTGGAGCAAGATTTCCGAGTTCTTGATGAATGAAAACACAGTGACCTGGCAGGAAGTCAGCCGGTTCATGGAAGTCATCACCCGGGAGGCGAAATGAGCACGCATTGGATCATTGAATTTACCGACTGGCTCGAACGGGAAGGCAGATCCAAGTTGACCATCGATGCATACCGCAGTGATGTGGAAATCTATGCTAACTGGTTCGTGCAGGTTGCGGATCAGGATTTCGAACCCGCCCTGCTCACTGGCCGGGATCTGCGCGCCTGGCGTGAAGCATCGATCCACGCTGAGGGCGTGGAAGGATCGACCTGGAACCGGCGCCGCGCTTCACTGCGGGTTTTCTGTACCTGGGCGTTGCGCGCTGGCCACGTGGCTGCCGATCCATTCGAAGGCATTCGCCCGGCGGATGTGCGCGAGGCTCCGATCTTGTGGTTGGATGACAACGAATTCAACAAGGTCCTGCGCACACTTGAGCACCAAATCAACGCGGCAGCCACTGAGGCTTGGCGGGTGCAGGCAATTCGAAATCGGGCCATGGTGGCATTGATGGTTTTTGCCGGTCTGCGGGAAAGCGAAGTAGTGAATTTGCGCGTCTCTGCTCTACTGATGAGTGAGCGTAAGGGCGCCGTAAAAATTCGCGATGGAAAAGGCGGAACGTTTGCGGAGATCCCGCTCAATCATGAGGCTGTTACCGATCTGCAAGCCTGGCTTGCGGTACGTGGCGCCGCAGATGGCCTGCTCTTTGTGGGCAAGGGCAGCCAGCAGCTCACTGGCCGCCAGATTCAGCGCCTGGTGAAATCACTGGGGCAAAGCTGTGGAATTGCAAATTTGACACCCCATCGATTTCGGCACACGTTCTGTAAGCGCACCCTGGACGGGAAATATCGCCGAGACGGTCAATCTGTCCCGCTGACGGTTGTCCAGCGTTTAGCCCGCCATGCCCGTATTTCAACAACAGCCCGCTATGCCAAACCCGGTCAACGGGACCTTGAGCTGGCGGTAGGAGCGTAGAGATGGAAACAAAGGATGTTTTTGAGACCGTTCGCAAATACATTTGTCAATCTGTCTGGCTTGAGAACAAGAACAATTACGACCTGCTGGCGGCCTATGCGATGAGCACCCATGTCCGCTATTTATCCAACCGGATTATTAACCTGCAAATCCTGGGTGATCGTGGAACCGGTAAAACGGAAATCATCAAGATAATGAAATCTCTTGTCCACACTCCAACCTTGATCAATGATGGTTACAGCCCAAGCGCTGCAAATCAAAAACTTTATCGCCGGGCCCCAAAAACTACCATCCTCCTTGATGTGGCTCAGATTGATGAATACCTGCCAATCTTTCGAGAATTTATTGACTGCCCAACTATTTTTACAACGATGAAAGAGATGGGTCCGGATTTCTTGATTGAGCACGGCATGCATTCATGTTTCATGGTTCGGCTGAAGGCCCGCGCTGAGCACCTTCCTGAAAAGGATCAAACCATATCGGAACTTGGCATACAAGAGGTGCTGGATAACTGGCAAAGGCCGCTATGCGGGATCTTTATTGCTATGAAAGATGTAATCGATGGCGTTTTGATCGAAGCAAGGATGGCAGAATGGAAAGCATAAAGAAGAACGAGATAAGCAATATTGTGAACACTTCTGTAAAAGATGCCAGAAGCAGCCTGGATTTTATCGATGATTTGGATGTGCTGAATGGGGCTCTGAAAATCGCGATTGAGCGCGACTATAAGACGCTGGCGAAACTGCTTAAATCCAGGATAAGCCGCATCGAAGAAAGAAAATTAAAAGCGAAACATCCGGGGGTCAATTTTGCCGAAGTCAAAAGGATAGTGGGCAGCGGGGCAGATTATGCCCATTTGATGGCGCAATATTACTCGCTGGATATGTTTCGCGCTGCGCTTGATTATGCCCAGGAGCATAACGCAAATAAAACGATGATTCAGACGCTAGGGCGGGAGATTCGCCGAAAGGAAAAGGCAGCGAAATGAAAGAGAAGTTTTTGGATCACAAGTTCAACACGGCTTCCCTGAAGCTGGTGGATATCTGCAATTCCATCCTGGAAGAATATCGGGGCCAGGGCTATCGTTTGTCATTGCGCCAGTTGTACTACCAACTCGTGGCGCGTGATTTCATCGAAAACAGCGTCAAAAGCTATAAGCGCACCGGCGACATGGTCTCGAATGCTCGTTTGGCAGGTTTGCTCGACTGGGGCATGATCGAAGACCGTGGGCGTGAAAGCGTTGTGAATTCTCATTGGGATACACCAAAGGACATTCTACAAAGTGCTGCTGCCTCATTCAAGATGGACCGTTGGGATGGGCAGAGCAGTTATTGTGAAGTGTTTGTCGAGAAGGACGCCTTGAGCGGCATATTACTGCCGGTTTGCTCTGAAATGGACGTGCGCTTTACTGCCAACAAAGGCTATTCGTCATCGAGCGCCATGTATGAGGCATCAAAGCGGCTGGCGCGAGCTGGTCGGAATGGCCTGGAACTCCACATTATCTATCTCGGCGATCACGACCCGTCAGGGATCGATATGACCCGTGATATTCGAGAGCGCTTTGAGCTGTTCACCCGAGATGGCTATCCCTTCGAGGTTCATCGCCTGGCATTGAATTACGACCAGGTGCAAATGTGGAACCCACCTGAAAATCCGGCAAAGGACTCTGATTCGCGCTATGAAAATTATTTTCTGAAGTTCGGCGAATCGTCCTGGGAACTGGATGCAGTCGAGCCTGCCACCCTGGCAGATTTAGTCCGTGATCAGATATGGGAACTGATCGACGAGGATATCTGGGAGGCGATCGCCAAAAAGGAAAAATCCTATCGTGATGAACTCAATAAACTGGCTAAAAAGTATTAGGAGGAAACCATGCCAAAAAAGACAGTGAAATACTCATCCGCACTTGATAAATGCTGGGAACTAAACCTTCCGGTTCGAGGCGACCAAACTGCAGTTTACCAGCGCCTTATGGATGCGGGCTACCTTTGGGACAGCAAGATTCAGGTGTGGCTGCAATTGGACGCGGAACCAGCTGATGCCCCCAGTTCCGTGATAAGGATCCGCGTTTGGGCTGAGCAGGGCAAGGCTATGGGCGTTGCTGAGTCCGTTATCCATGGCCTCGGCAAGCAATACAAGCTGATCGAACAAAGCGGAACCTATCCATGTCGCCCGCCAAAACAGAAGGAAGAGCGCATTTATCTCAGCTTTCTGAAGGAGACGCTATGAACTGCGTTTTATGCGGAAAGAGTAACGAAAGCGTTGAGCCTGGTCATGATGATGGCTGGATGGAAATTGGCATAGATCCCGCGGTCAAAGAGTGGGCCTGCCCTCAATGCACTAATTATGATTGTTGCCCGAGTTGCGGCGGGGAACTATCAGAATCTTTCATTAGGGAAGATTTAGTGGATGGTGTTCTTATATCTGCCACCCGGGTCAGTTGTGAATATTGCGGGTTTTCAGACGTCGTTCTCGAAAGCACTACAAGCGTTACTTTGGCTAATCCATCTTTTGGTGATGTAGGTGGTGGAAACGAGGAGCAAGATCATGCCTAACACTGAAGATTATGTGTGGGTGACAGCGAGCGTCAACAAGTACGTGCAGGCGGCTGTAAAGTACGGCTTACAAATGCACTGGGTAGCATCTGACATGCAAGGCCTGATGCTAATGGCTATGACGGTCATGGCCGAGAATGGTGGTCATAAGTACCGCAAGTTGATGACGGCCCAGAGTATTCAGACAGCGCTGGGATTAAGCCTGGAGATTTATACCGCGGGCGGAAAACTGGATTGTGATGCGCTGATGGATGATGTGTTTTGGCAATATGGTTGGGATCCTGAAACAATGCACGGTTTGCGTGAGAAGCTGCGAGAAACAGCAGCAAGCATGAAGTGGCGGGAAACGAATTGGTTTGGCTGGTGGAATTGGAAAAAGGAACAGGCAAAGCAATGAACCTGATTATTGAACCTGCCAACAAAGAGCAGTTGAAGTGGGCACAGGAACAGGTCATCTTGCACCATTACCGGCATACAGCAGTAGATCCACGTTGCCGACCATTTGCTTATATTGTTTGGCTGAGTGCTGAACCGGTGGGCTGCTTGATCTACGGCAGGCCGCAAGCCACGCGCTGTTATACAGGCAAACTTACCTATGGCAGCTATCAGGATGTGCAAGCGCGCAAAGCGCGCTTTGATCGTTGGGAGATCCTGAACCTGGCGCGTGTGTGGTTATCGCCAAGCATTCAGAGAGATGGATCTGAGTATGTTCCACACGCTGCAAGCCTGGTCATTCGCGAAAGTATGAAGCGGATTGGATTTGACTACCTGATGCAAGCACCACCTGTTGATTGTGCATTCCCTTATCAAATTCGCTGCATCATGTCTTACTGCGATACGAAATATCACTCTGGTTGGATTTACATGGCCAGCCGTTTTAAGTATTCACACAAGAATGACGATGGCAAGGTTACCTATATGAAGGTCATCCCCGGATTGACAGATCAACAGGATGCGTACATTCAATGCCTGGCTGAGATGAATAGTCGAAGTCAGCGAATCAGGGCCAAACGCAATCAACTTACTTTCAAGGAGATGATGGCATGACAGACAATATGTTCACACTACCGACTGACCTGGGCGAACGCATAGAGCAGGTTCTGGCGCAGCGCATATGCACATCACGGGATGGGTCTTACATCAGGCGTTCTTCTGGGCGTAGACGGGCAGGTCGGATGACCAGGTACACGGTTCATATGGTTAATGGCAAGAGCCTCAAGATAACTGCATGCGATGACAACCAGGCAGTGGAACGTGCCAACAATCTTGTAGAGCGTCTTGGGCGCGCGTTGTCAACTATATAACAGTAGTAGAAAAGTTCCCAAACTTCACCATTACACTGCGCAATGGGCCATGGGCGCGAGCGCTCCACAAAAAGGAACAGGCGGTACATAAGTAATCATTATGCGACATAAGACAGGCAGATCAGGGCATTTGAGTAGTTTATCAGGGTGTTAGAGCACATATCTTATGTCGCATAAGTGGAACGGTAGGGGGGGAGGGGTCGGCGGCGAAATTTCCGCCGATTCCAAACCCGGCCAGAGGCGGCAGTGCTCGAATACTCAGAAAAAATCCAGAAAAACGGGTGAAAAACCTATGGAGAGCAACGATGTGGAACAATTTTGAAGATGCAGTCGATGACATCAAGCGCGCCAATCCGATCGAAGATGTGGTCAAGGATCTCGGGCATAAGTTCGAGCGCGATTCTGGAAAATATCGCCGGGTACCACACACGGGTGGCCTGGTGATCAATACCGCGAAGCAAAACTTTTTTTGGGCGGAGAAAGGCTGGAACGGCGACGTTGTCACCCTGGTTGAAAAAGAAAAAGGCTGGGAATTCCGCTCAGCGGTTGAATGGCTGGCGGACCGGGCCGGGTTGGATCGCCCGGGCTGGGGCAAGATGGATGACCAGGCGGTCAAGGCCCACCGGCTGAAGCTTTCCATCTTCGAAATTTCACAACAGTTGTTTGTGAAATGGTTATGGGAAGATGAGGTCGCGCTCGACTATCTACGCAAGCGTGGCTTCAGCGATGAGGTCATCCGTATAAGCGGCATGGGCTTCAGCGGTCGAAAGACTGACGCGCAATATAACGAGATGCGCGGACAGTTGGGAATGTATGAAATTGATCCGGCTTCGCCTGCTGCTGTTGGTGTGTTGGGCTACCGCGGCGACGTGGCTGCCTGGTCAAAAAAGTACAACGTGGATGTCAGCGAGCACGACTGGGTACAGTGGGGCCAGGTATCGGGCCTTATGGGCCGTCCAGGGATCATCTATGCCCACCAATGGGCAGGCAGGACGATCTATTTCACCAGGCGCAACCTGCCCGGCTACGACACCTTCGAGGATGCAGAAGGCAAAACCAAGGAAATCAAATCTTACAACGTGCCCAAATGTCTTGCCGGAGTGCGCCAACCCTACTTTAACCATGTTTATCGGGCGGATGCCGAAGATTGTGTCATTGTCGAAGGTCCTGCAGATGCTGAAACCTTTGGGGTCTGGGGCCTGGCCGCTGTGGCTCTTTGTGGTGTGCATGCGGAGGATGAAGGAATTCAAAGCCTAAAAGCCAGGCTCAAGAGTCACAAGAAAAAATACCTGCTGCTCGATGACGATCCCACCGGCCGCGCCAAACGCGAACGCGTGGCACAGGCGATTGGGCCATTGGTGCGGCTGGTGGATTGGTCAGATATGGAACCGGGTGAGGGGCAAATCATTGCCGAGGTCGAAGAGGTGGAAGACCTGGCCGAAACACAGAAAGACGGAGAGAACACCGATGAGTGAACCAGGGAAAGTTGACGCAAATCTGCTGCTCCAGGCATGGCAGACAGGCGGCATACCGGAAGATGACCAAAAGATCCGCATCCGGGCGCTGCTTGGATTATCCAAGCCCCTGATCATTGCAGTATCCGAACAGGTCGGCCAGATGCCCGATGAGGACAAGCGCCTCGGCATTTATCGCCTGGTTGACCTGCTGCGCGAGCTGGATGAGAAAGACCGGGAATTCTACCTGCGGCGGGTCGCCAAAAAAGCCGGTTCAACCGTCGCCGATCTGCGCGGCCTGCTAAAGAGTGGTGAGAAAAAAGGCACCAAGACCGAATCGGATGTTGAGCCAGACCGGATCACAGGCGGATGGGTGCAGGGTCATCTGCTCGAATTGGTTTTTGACCCGATCAAGGTGGCCACCTGGTTCGCTGTGCGTTACCCGGATGGCCGCGTAGATCCGCACGTGGAAAAGATCACCATCGAAGGCAGAACCCTGGCGCCTATCTGGCCGAACTCTATTCTGATCAAAAATGGCGTGCGCATGCCCACCGAAATCTATGAGAAACCGCTGCCCGAAAAGGAGCTGCTGGCCATCACAAAAGGGCATATTTACAAGTATTTTGATTTCGGCAGCAATGATTTTTTCGAAGAATTATCACCGCAGTATGTAGGCTTCACTTATTTTGCTGATGCTTTTATGGAAACATCTTATATGCGCGCCCTGGGCGACTATGGAACGGGCAAGACCCGCTTTTTGAAGGCGATTGGCCTGATCTGCTACCGGCCGATCTATGTCACCGGCGGGTCAAGCGCTGCCAGTCTGTATCACTTCCTGGATTTCTACAAAGGCACATTGATCCTGAATGAAGCGGACTTCGGCCAGAGCGATGAAGCCAGCATCATTGCCAAAATCCTGAACGGCGGCACTGAACGGGATGAAGGCATTTCTAAGATGAAAAAAACGGCAGACGGGAACATGGAAATTGAGATGTACAACGTGTTCGGCCCCAAGGTGATCGCGACCCGGAAGGGGTTCGATGATAAGGCCATAGAATCGCGCTGCCTGACAATGGAAATGGTACCCATGGCGCCGCATCCGCGCATCCCACGGCACCTGCCTCCCAATTATGGCGAAATTACAGCCGAAATCCGCAATCTATGGACTACTTACCGCCTGTTCAATGCACAGGAATCGATTCACATCGATGAAACCCAGACAGATTACACCCTGGAAGCGCGGCTCAGCCAGGTCAGCGGACCGCTCATGAGCATCATCAGCGATCCGGATGTAAAAGAACAGATGAAGATGTTCATGCGTGAATATAACGAAAGGTCCCAAACTGAGCGCTACGCCACAAAAACCGCCCGCATTGTGGAAGGCATTCTCAAGGCCTGGGCCTGGGGTCCGGTCTCTGCCAACGTGAACGACGAAAACCGGCTGTATCTTAAGGATATTGCTTTCGCAACCAACATAGTCACCGATGATATGAACCACCGCATGGGCGATGACGATGAAGAAGAACGCGTCGATCAGAAGACCGGCCGCAAGACCGGCGGGAAAATGACCAGCCGTGGCGTTTCGGGCATCATGGATAAATTTCTGCAACTGCGCACCTGGCGCGCGACAGATGGCATCGATGAATATAAAGGCACGATGTATATCGACATGAATCGGGATCTCGAACGCGTGAAAGCGCTGACCGAACGCTGGGGCGTGAAATGGCTGGAGCGTGGATCTGAAAAACGACCGATAAAGATCAATTTAAATGACCCCGAGACTTCCAAGCGTCTGGTACAGCACGATTTACCAACCTATTACACAACCAAATAGCCGAATTAGTGAAGGAGTGAAAGTCTAATGCCCGAAAACGTGATTTTAAAAATAATTTTTCAACCCGCCCAAGGGGTGATGAGATCTTCACTCTTTCACTTTAGGAGTGGAAGGTCCGATTCAAGCTTCAAAAATGGCCGACCCTGGATGAAAAACATGGGAAAACTGGCAAAAACAGGGCTAAAAACCCTAAAAGTGAGTGTTAGTGAACATCCCTATCCAGTAAGTATATATATTTTAGATTTTTATTGTATAGGAAAACGGCTGTTTTCTGGAAAAGTGAAGGTCGCGAGGTGTGCAACCTTCACTAGTGAAGGTCGACCTTCACTTTTTGGAGAAATATGAAAACTCAAACAGATATGGCACTGTTCGGATTGTTATTAGCGGTCATGGCCGTTTTTGCTTTCGGGATATGGAGCGCCGGGCAAGTGGATGTCGCTGCGGCTCAGGTGAATGCGCAAGCTGCCGCCGGGCAGCTTCCTATGGCTGAAGTGATCGGCGGCCAGGTTAGCGGTTGGGCGCTTAAAACTATCATCGGAATTGTGGCAGTTGCCATTGCCACTGCCGGTGTAGCCTGGGTACGGCAATGGTGGAAGCGGCGCAATGGAAAACGCGCCTGGCGCAGCGGACCAAATGCGCAGTGGCAGGGCCAGGAGCGCGGTCCGCGCCAGGTGAATGATGCTGATCTGATGCGCATGATGATGATGCAGCAGATGATGGCAGCAAATAACAACGGAAAACGGACAAGCAGCACCAGCGCGCCGGTGGATGATGATCTGAATATTGATTTCTAGGAGCGAGCTATGAAAAAACAGTTAGTCGGTTTATTGCTCTTCTGGATGATGACGTTGATGTCATGCAATATGCCAGATGCGAACACGGCAGCCACTCGCAAAACTGCGACGGCTACACCTGAGATTAAGTCGGTTGCAGCTGGATATTTAGAGCAGAAAATGTTCGATGACATGACGCAGACACAAAACCAGCGGACGGAAGTTGCATTAGGTGCCATCCTGACATTGACTCAACAGGTGCTGAATGCAACGGCCACAATGGAAGCACATCGAGAAAACTTGCAGGGTACGGCCCGTGCTGACGGGGCAACCCAGCAGGTATGGAAGGTGACTGTGGCGGCTCAAGTGGCAGCTGATACTGCTACAGCTGAGGCGCATGTTGCGGAAACCCAACAGGCCTATGTGATGGCGACTGGTACAGCACAGAGGATGGCAGTTGAGTCTACCCGCACGGCAGAAGCCCAGGATACGGAGACACAGCAGGCAGTATTGGGTCTGACTGCCACGATCGCAGCGCGTGAAACGGCTACCGCAGATTACAAGACCGAGCAGGCCCCATTTGTCCAGGCGCAACAGACGGCGGTCAAGGCGCAGGCTGAAAGTGCAGAACTGGCAGCCAGCCGTGAACGGATGACAAATGGCGTGATCGCCTGGGGGCCCTGGTTGATTGCCGTGGTGGCCGTGGCAGCCTTTATCTTTGTGACGATTCGCAAAAGCCAGGTGGGGACCATTGATCGCGATGAAAACGGCATGATGCCTGGTGTGGTGATATTTAATCATGGTAGAAAGCAGTTTATCGTCCCTGACCGGATGTTCTCACCGGTCCTGACGATGGATCGTAATGGCATTTCAGCGCCACAAATGGCGACGCCGGAGCTGCAGGAAGGCACTACGCGGCGCGCGCAAGCCGTTGAAGCGATCAATGCCTTACCACAACAGGCTCAAAAACAGGGATTTGGCTTAATGGCGCAGACATTTAACACCACTTCGCGACCCGCCATCGAAGTCATGGAACCTGGGCAGGTGCGTGGATGGGTCGATGAAGCCGAGACAAAGCTCGGCGAGGAGCTCTAATGTTAGCAATTCAGAATAATTACATGGAAAAGGCGCAGCGAGTTGTGCGGATCGTTGAAGCTGTACTTGGCAGTCGCACCGGAACGGATCCGGCATTGATTGAACGCTGGGTAATGACACGCACAGATCAGGGCGCGGTCTGGTTGTTTGCTGTCCTGGATGACAGGCGGCTGCCAAAGTTTGAACCATATGAGGCCGCGGCGCATCATTTATCGTCGAGTTTGCGCGGCATGCCGGTCTTCCTGGGCAATCATACCGGGCTGCGCTATGGAATTCTGTTGTCGCAGAAACCCCAGTTGCCCAAGTTGGTCGAATTCCATGGATGGAGACGCGGCGTGATGCAGTTAGGTGTGGATATGCGCGGCCAGGCAGTTGAAATTGGCTATGGCGAAATCAATCACACACTGGTGGCTGGCATTACCCAGTTTGGTAAGTCTAATTTTCTCAGGCTCATGGCTCTCCAGGCGCGCGATGAAGGCTGGCAGCTTGCGCTGGCTGACCCGGATGGGCGGACGTTTACGAAATTTGAGCAGGATCCTGCGCTGATCTGCCCTGTGGGCAAGACCCTGGAAAGCTGCCTGCATGTGATTGGCCGGGTACAAGAGTTGATTAACGAACGCGCAAAGCTGTACGACCAGGCGGGGAATTCTCCGGACGGACTAGATGAATACAACGAGTGGGCGCAAGAGAGCAGCATAGAACCCCTGCAGCCAGTCCTGGTCGTTCTGGATGAGTTCAACGGCACGGTGCTTGGCACAGGTGGCGTACGTGGTTCGTTTGCCAATGCCGCGACACAGGTGGCCTGGCGCGCGGCGAAATTCGGGATCCGGCTGATACTGGCCGGGCAGGATTTCAGCAAGGACATCGTTGGACCGGTTCGCGAGCAAATGACAACCCGGATCTGCCTGCGTGTGGCAAACGAGCGTATTTCTGATGTAGTGTTGGGCAAGACCGGCGCCGAACGTCTGGTGCTGCCTGGCCGGGCTATGACTAATCGATGGGAAACCATCCAGACCTATTTTGTGCCCAAGGCGCTGTTGGTGCGTACTGACTCTAATGGTCTAACGGATACCGAAAAGCGGATCGCCGAATTTGTTTGGGCGAATTACCGGGGACGTATGACCATGCCTGCTCTGCAGCAGTATGGTCTCGGCGAACGTGCTGCCCGGCGGGTGCGGGCCGATTGGCAGCAGCGCGGCCTGGCTGAAGTGCGGCCCGATCAGGACAATGCGCTCTGTTTGACCATAAAAATGGATGTCCAGACCGGTCTGGACGGTCTGGACGCGGTCGTGACGGGTCTGGGCGCCCAGGCCGGTCTGGACGGTAATGGGGTGGTGGAGGCCTAAATGGCGAAAAATCGGAGTTTGCAAATCAGCAGTGTGCTGCTTTACATGGCAGCCTTATACCAGGCAACGCAATATATGCGCGCGGGGGCTTTGATGGATGGCGGCGCAGGTGTTTTGGACTTTGGTGTCTTGCGCGTTCCATTGGGTCAGATCGGTGGTCTTTTCGCAGGGCTGACCATCAACCTAAGCCTGGCTTACGTGGCCACCAGGCTGCCAAGCATCACTGGCAAGAACAGGGAGAAGTATGCAAGATTTGGCTTCTACGGATTGCTGATCATGTCGCCATTGTTGATTGGACCAGTGAACTATGTGCTGATGGATGCGCGTGTACTGGCAGGATTTAATATCTTGCGCATGCTGCTCTCGATCTTGTGGGCGTCAGCGATGGATGTCTCAATTGCGCTTGTAGGCATCGTTGACAAGTCGCTGATTTCGCTGGGTGTCGCTGAAGCGAAACCAGCGACGCTGAAACCTGCTGAAACGAGCGGAAAGCGACGCTCAAAGACGCTGGAAGCGCCGCTAAGCGTGCCTGTCAGCGTGGTAGCAGCGAAACCAGCGACATTATGGCGATGCGAGTGTGGCTTTGAGACGCTGAATAGAAACCAGTACAGCGGTCACGCTGGGAAGTGTCCTATCCATAAACAGGCGCACACTGGCAAGCTAATCCCCGTTGAATTGGCCGCAAAGGAGCAAAAATGAATACCGGAATGATGTGGTTTGACAATGATCCGAAGTTAAGTCTTGTACAAAAGGTCATCAAGGCTGCGGACTATTTCCGAAAAAAATACGGGCAGGTGCCAACCTTCTGCGTGGTTCACCCCACGGCGATGCCCGCGGATGGCGCAAGCCTTGCGCCACTACAGTTACAGGTCGACGTTGTGACGGTCAAGACGGCACGTTATATCTTGCCCGGTCATCTATGGATTGGCACGGAAAAGGAGGACTCATGAGCGAGTACACCCTACTTGAGAATAGATTCGAGTATGAAAAAGGGCTGCAATATCTACAAGTGCTGCGTATCGGCGCACCGGTCGATCTGGCGGATATAGTTGCCCAGTTCGTGCCCTTACAAAGCCAGGATTGGATTCTGGACTTTGGCGAGAGCTGCGAGGGCAAAACCATCCAACGCCATAAACTGGAGATTTATTACCCCTACCGTGACGCGATCCGGCTGCGGCCGCAGGGCTGGACCGGTGACGAGAGCGAGCTGGTCGCCGCAATTTTCTGGCGCCGCACAGGCCGTGAACGCTTGAGCGCCATTATCCAGGACGCAGCAGATACATATTGGGCCCGTTATGATGCATTCCCAGGCGCCGCATTTGTACCAGGCAGCTCCAAAAACATTCCGGAGCAGATGACATTACACGGATGCTGCGAAGGCATCGAGATCCCGATCCGGGCTGCTGCCTGGCTGCCCAGGGCCAGTGTAATTGTGTGTGGATGGGCATCATGGATGTTAAATCAGGCGGCGATATGAACCGAGACGGAGAAACGATTGGGTTCAAGTCATGTCCACGCAAACATATCCTGGGTCGAATGCGCATCGATGACGGGGTTGAGATCATGGAACTATTTCGCCAAGCGATTGATTATGGTCAGGATATGCCCGAACAAGTGGATGTGATCGCGGTCATTATTGGCCGGGTAACTGGGATCCGCTGCTCGATTTGCGGCGGATCGATCGATTGGAATGAAACTAAGCCACGTAGATACGCTGCGCACGTGGCATTTGAGTGAAAGGAGATCATTATGAAAGAGACACCGTTATTATTCAAGGCTGAAATGGTCAAGGCCCTGCTCGCTGGCATGAAAACGCAGACCCGGCGCATTATCAAGCCACAACCAACCGGTTGGAAGCAGTGTCAGAACTTCTTTGAACCCTATTATTGGGCCTGGTGTGTGAAAAATGATCAGGATTGGAGCCAGGAACGCAAATGCCCATACGGTTGGATTGGCGATCATATTTGGGTGAAAGAGACATGGCAACCGCATCCTGAAGCTGGCTCGAAAGATGATGATATTTTCATTCCGAGTAATGCCATTGTTTACGCTGCCGATTTGAGCGCAGAAGATTTTAAGTTGTCGAGACCCTGGAAATCATCAATGTTTATGCCACGCGTGGCCAGTCGTATCATGCTCGAAATCATAGATATTCGCGTGCAGTGTGTACAGAAAATCAGCGAATCAGACGCGATAGCTGAAGGTCTGCAAATAGACAACGAAGGTTATTATTTTGTAGATACGAGGGCTCCCCAAGATAGACATTATGGAAAGTCAGCTAAAAAAGTGTATAGCGTTTTATGGGATGAAATCAACTTTGGCCGCGGCTATGGTTGGGATTTCAATCCCTGGGTATGGGTGATCGAATTTAAGCTTATGGAGAAAATCTAATGCCGACTAAAACGAAAATTGAATGGGCGGATTACATCAGTAACCCGATCAGGGCTGAGTATGACCGTATCCCCTGACAGGTGGTAATAAGGCGATCAGGACCGGTCACGCCTGTGTAAAATTATCTGAAGGCTGCGCCAATTGTTGGGCCAGCACTTTCAACGTACGCCTGGGCACAGGATTGTCTTACACAGTTCAAAATCTTGAGAAGGTGACCAATTACCTGGATACCAAGGAACTTGAACGATTGCGTAATTTCCGGCCACGGGGACCATTTAAGAATGGTCGTTCCAGACCCATACTCTTTATTTGCGACATGATTGATTTGTTGGGAGAATGGCAAGATTCTCGCCACATCAAGGCTGTTTTTGATGTCATGGCCACCAGAAACTATATTGATTTTGTAGTGCTGACCAAACGCATTGACTGGGCAGCGCAATGGCTGAGCCAGTATGTTACGAGCAACGGTCATCCCCTTATCAGCACCGGTTATGCCCCGCAGAATATTATCATCGGTACCAGCGTGGAAAATCAAAAACGGGCTGATGAGCGCAGGCAGCCCCTGCAGGTGATCAGTCAATTGGGCTTTCGCACGCTGGTTTCCTATGAACCGGCGCTGGGCATGGTGGATTGGGGCAAAGGAAACTGGAACTTCTTGAACTGGCTGATCTGTGGCGGAGAAAGCGGGAATAAAGCCAGGCCGATGAACCCGGATTGGGCCAGGGCCGCGCGCGACTTTGCCTATATCCAGGATATTCCATTTTTTTTCAAGCAATGGGGTGAATGGCGGCCGGTGAATGACCTGGTCAGAGTAGGCATTCAGACTTTCAAGAACAAACCGCAGTTGGTTGATGATGTCATGATGGTAAAGATTGGCAAGGCTTTAGCCGGTCATGAACTGGATCGAACCAGGTGGCGGCAGGTGATCAAATGACTCATCATTACATTGGCGGCAAAGGCAAGCCCGCCAGGGATACACCACCAGCCACCCACAAGCGCGAACGCTGGGTCCCTGATCAGGTGATGGTGGAAAATATCATCGCAGATTGGACCCCAGAGCAGCGCCGCGAACTGGCATATTCCATCCTGGGAGAATGGGCGCGCGCGGCCTGGAACAAGCACGCCCGGGAAACTATACACTAAAGACAAAAAACGCCCTGTTAGCAGGGTGTTTTTCTTTAAATTAATATAGTAGATAAAGTTAATAAATAACATAATAATATTAACTATTGACATTTGACTCAACCCTGTTAAAATTTAATGTGTAAGGGCCGAACCCTTACGACCCTCACCATCGGGGATTGGCTGCCCCCTCAGCCAGTCCCCAACATAAGCAGGCCGATTAAATCGCATTGGCCATCCCGGAGTTGAGCGCCCGGCACCTATTTGGTGCCGGGCGCTCGTTGTTTGTAAAAAGGAGCTTTGTATGTTCAATCTTTCTGTTACCCCTGAGTTTTTGGCGTATCTCCTGGCAGGATTGACTGCGATCCTGTTCGACTGGTTTCCTGGTCTTTCAGGCTGGTACGACGCACTCTCAGACCTCAAGAAACGCGAGATTATGGCTGTAGTGCTGGCTGCAATTGTGGCGGCTATTTATGGCGGTGTTTGCATCCACCTCTTCACAACGCAAATCGTCTGCGATCAGGCTGGTCTGGCCGCAATGGTGCAGATCTACCTGCTGGTCCTTGGTATCAATTACACGGTGCATCAGGTATTCAAACCCACGGCAGCCGCTAAAGCCCGCCTGGCTATCTCGAAAGGCCAGGGCATGGTTGAGTATGCGCTGATCCTGGTTTTGGTTGCGGTAGTGGTCCTGGCTGCGCTGACCTTCATGGGACCGCTGATCAGCAATATTTTTAGCACAATCAACGCTTCCCTGTAGGTGATCCGATGCCGCCAGCGGAGTTGTGGGTGCAATATAGCTTGATCGGAATATTGATTTTAACGACGGCCGCAATCGCTGGCGGGTTCTATAAACTTTGGCGAGAGCAAAATGCGTGGATTGAAAAGCAGGATGCAGTTCGAGCAGCAGAGCGTGAGAAACAAGACGTTGCCCGGATCGCTGAGCGCGAAAAACAACGCATCTGGGAAGCTGAACAAGCCAAACAGCGTGATGCGCAATGGCAAAGCTTCCTGGCAAGCATGCAAGCCCAGTGGTTGATGAACGACACGCGTAGCAACGAGGTTCTTGCCCAAATGGTCAATAAGATCGATGAATTGACGATCTCTATTAACAATCATGATACCTGGGTCAGAGCATCAAGCGGAAGTGGTGGCTCACCACGTAAAAAGGTTGGTTAAATGTCACGCATACGGCTGATCACCCAGATGGAACTGGAAGGCTTTGCCCAAACCGTGCAGGGAGCTGCTGAGGGCGGTGAAGGCTCAATCGCGCTATCTGCTGCAGAAATCCAGGAACGTTCTTTGGCTTCCAAGTTGGCTCTGGGTGTGGATAAAGTACCAGCCTACTTTGAACAATATCACCGGATGATGGAAGCTGGTGTGCCCTGGCGAATTGCCGCATTTGTTGCCTGGGCCAGTATCCCGAAAGACAAACGCCAGCCAGCCACTCAGGACGAATTTTCCCGCCAGGTGCTTGGCTTGAGCAGCGACCGACGTATTGCCGAATGGCGCAAGCAATACCCAATCGATCAGATGATCGCGGATCTACAGGGAGAGCAGTTGATGCAATTCCGCCCGGGCGTATTTGAAGCCATCGGCTGGGGCGCGTCGCAAAAAGATTATAAGGCGGCTGCTCAGCAGCGTCTCTTTGTCGAACTTACGCGCGACATGCCGAACCCGAAACTGGACGTAAACACCAACAGCGCAGCCCAGGATCTGGGTGACCTGAGCGATGCCGAGCTGGATGCCCTGGATGCTTATGCGGCCAAGGACCTGCTCAAGCGTATCCGCGATGATGGCAAGGCGGATCTGTCCGAGCTGAGCGATGATGAGCTTTCAGCCCTGGGAGGCGATCAGCATGCCGCAGAATAGTGGCTTTATCCCCGGCAGCGGTGTGCAGGAAAGGGTCAAGCGCGAAAAGGCGCGGCGCCACTTCCTGGATTTTTGCGGCTATGTAGATAAGAAGTACCCAACCGACGCGCAGCACCTGCAGTTTTTGGCTGGCAAGCTGGAGCAGGTCGCCGATTATGTGCTATCCGGCGGGCAGCATGGCATCAGCCGTTTGATGGTCTTTATGCCTCCGCGATATTGGAAGTCTAGTTCATGTTCTCAGAAATTTCCTGCCTGGGTGCTCGGTAAAAATCCCGAGTTACGCATCATTCTGGCATCCTATGGCGCAGATCTGGCGACTGAACACAGTGGCAAGGTTCGCGATCTGATCGAAGGTGAACGCTATAAGAACCTTTTCGGCAGTCGCTCAAGCCGGGAGCTGCCGGTTGAGATCAATGAAGACAAACACTCAGCGGCAGCCTGGGCCCTGGAGAATCACAGCGGCGGGATGGTCAGCGCTGGTGTGGGCGGCGCCCTGGTCGGGAAAGGCGGCCACCTGATCATCCTGGATGATCCGTTTAAAAACCGCGATGAAGCCGCATCCGAATCCAATCGCAAAAAGCTGGTTACCTGGTACCGGTCCAGTTTTTATACCCGCCAGGAAGACAACGCGGCCATCATTGTGATCCTGACACGCTGGGATCAGGAAGATATCGCCGGGGTACTGCTGGCTGATTCTGTCAATGATGAAGAAGCAGACCAATGGGATGTCGTATTTCTCCCGGCCCTGGCCCTGGATGAAAAAGATTACCCGACTACCCAGGAGCAATACCGCGAAAACCTGCTGCGTGGCATCTTCATTCCGATGGGCGGGGACCAGATGGGTCGTCAACCTGGTGAGCCACTTTGGCCAAAAAAACATGATGCGAAAAAGCTGCGCACAATTTCCGCCAACATCGAAGATTTTGAGTTTATTTCGCAGTATCAGCAGATGCCGCGTTTGGCGATCGGTGGGTTTTTGGATGACGACGATTTCAAGATCGTCGATAAATGTCCAGAAGGTCTGCAATGGTTCTCTTATATCGACCTGGCCCTGGGCGCCAGTGAAACCAGCGATTTCAACGCCACCGGCGCAGTGGCGCTCGCTGGTGAGAACCTGTATATCCGCGACGTAATCGACGAACGCGATCTTGAAGAGGTCTTCCTGCCTGAGGTGCGTGAGCGCATGCTCTCAGATCGCGAAGCTGGCACGATCTGGGGCTTCGAAGATGTGGCATTTCAGGTGTTGGTGCTCAAACAATTCCTGAAAGATGCTGCCCTGGTTGACAAGGAAATCATGGCCGTGGTTCCCAAAGGCGACAAAGTTTCGCGGGCGCGGGGCTGGCGACGGCGCGCCAAGAATAAGCATGTTTTCCTGCTGCGTGGCGCCTGGAATAAGCGCCTGATCCGCCAGGCCGCGGCTTTCCCGAAGGGCCCGCACGATGACATGATCGACTTTATCAGCGGATCGGTGCAGATGATCGCGGATGAGGCTGATCCAGACGGCAAGAAACCGGCCAGCAGCCCGCCTGTGGTCGTCAGTTCGGAAGAAATTTTCAGTTCCTATGCAGGCTTGTGAGGAGCAGCCCATGTCAAAAAAATTGGAAGAATATGTAAAAGGCTCGATTGATTATGTCTGGCAGTCCATCCGGAAAGCGTTTTATTTGCAATTCCCGCAGCCGAACATGACCGGTGCCTGGCAATACAACATCGAGGAAGTCTTCGACGATCATGTGGTGGTCTATGCCAGGCTATGGGTGGATGGCACATCCAAACGCGATCCGCTCAATGAAGATGAGTATTACCAGGTTGACTTTCAAAAGTCAGGCGAAAGTTACCTGTTTTCAACCCGCGACCAGTGGAAAATCATCGAAATGAAATATGCCGATAAAACCATGGCCGAAAGTCGCGAAGGTAGTAAGCACAAGGGCAAGCGCCTCGAAGAAAGCATCATACCGGCGCAGGTTCAACTGCTTGAGGCGAAGGCCGAAGATAAGACCCGCCGCATCCGCATCAATGGCCTGATGGAAGCGGACAAGCTCAATGGCAATCATCGCCGATACTCAAAGAGCGTTCTCGAATCAGCGGTTTTGGAATGGAAAAACCATCTGCATGAGAGCGCCGGGCAGGGACGGCTGAAGATCTTGACAGGTGAAGTGGAACATCCAACCGAAAAAGGCAACAAGCGCCCTCAATTCCTGGAGACCGTGGTTGTCTGGGATACCTTGCACTGGAACGGTGAGCGGCTCGACATCGAGGGCAATCTCATCGAGACCAGCAAAGGCCGTGACGTGCTTGCGCTGATGGAGGCTGGCGTTCTGCCCGGCGGATCAGTCCGGGGCGCTTATGACGCCAAATCTGCCAAAGAAGGCAAGACCCTCATCGAGGAAGTGACCTGGTGTTCGTTCACCGGCGCTGACCTGGTGGGCGACCCGTCGTTTTCCAACGCGGCGGAATTAACCGAATCAATCAACCAAAAACCGGAGGACGAAATGAACCTGGAAGAACTCTTGAAGATGCTCAAAGAGCATCCTGAACTTTTTGAAGGTATTAACCGCGACGCGCTTGAAAAAATGGGCGATGCCCAGCTTAAGCGCCTAGAAGAGAGCATGCGCGTAAAGCTCGGCGTGGGCACAGAAGCCGACCTGGGCAAGGCCCTGGATAGCCTGCTGCAGGCACAAAAAGAATTGAACGAAAGCAAGCGCGCGACATTGGTTGGCAAGGCTATTGAAGATGCCACCCAGCAGCTTCCCTATGGTGAGGAAGGCAATAAATCCTTTGTCGAAGCCAT